GTTCAACAACGTGGATCTCGGTGAGGACCTGATCCTGCCGGGCGCCTTCGTCAAGGTGAAGACGACCCGGACTGGCCGACTACGCCTGGCGCTGTACCACAACCTGACCCGTCTGATCGGCGATGCCCAGTTCAAGCAGGACGACAACGGCCTGCACCTGAAGGGCAAGGTCAACCTCAACGTCAGCTACGCCAAGGACGCCTACGAGCTGATGAAGGCCGGCACCTTGGACGAAATGTCAGTCGGCTTCAACACGTTGGAGGACGCGATCGAGAACCGCGAAGGGCGGCGGGTGCGCGTCATCAAGAAGGCCGAATTGTGGGAGGCATCGGTCGTCCCCTTCGGCATGAACCCGGAAGCACAGGTGATGAGCGTCAAGTCCGACGTTCGCGCCTTCGAATCGGCCCTGCGCGAACGCATGGGGCTGTCCCAGAAAGAGGCGGCGGCCGTCGCCTCGCTCGGCTTTCCCGCAATCCACCGTGACGGTGGCATTGGGGACACGGAGACCGTGAAGCAGCTGAAGCAACTCGGCACATCCATCGAATCCATTTTCAAAGGTATGAACCAATGAGCGAGAACATCAGCGATATCCGTGATGGCCTGGAAAAGCAGCTGAAGGACGGCTTTGCCGGCCTGCAGCAGAAGTACGACAGCGCCTCGGCCGAGATCGAAAAGGGCAACCAGGTCACCACCGATCTGAAGAAGCAGATCCAGACCGCCACCGATGAAATTCAGAAGGTGGTCGACAAGGTCCTGAAGCTGGAAGAAAAGGGCATCGGCCTGGGCAACCAGCCCGGCACGAAGAAGGGCTTCATCGACTTCATCAAGGGCAACGACGAGTACAAGTCGCTGATCGGCCGCGAGAAGTCTGCCGCTGAGATCGAGATCAAGAAGGACGAACTGGCGTCCATGCAGGAGACCAAGGCGGTCACCAGCGCAGGCATCGTCGTGCCGAATTTCGACCCGACGATCCAGCCGGGCATCCGTCAGGAACTGCGCATCCGCGACCTGATCCCGTCGATCTCCGTCACCGGCCAGAGCTACACCTACTTCCGCGAGAAGCTGCACACCCGCGGCGCCGGCCCGGTCGGCGAAGGCGGGGCTAAGCCGCAGAGCAACGTTACCTTCGAGCAGAAGACTGATCTGGTGAAGAAGCTGGCGGTCTGGATCCCGGTCACCGACGAAGCGCTGGACGACGTGCCGCAGATGTACGGCTACCTGCAGCAGCTGCTGCGCTACGACCTGAAGCTGGAAGAAGAAGTCCAGATCCTGAAGGGCGACGGCCTGGGCAACAACCTGCCTGGCCTGATGACTGACGCCACGCTGTTCGATGCCGACCTTTCGAAGGCAAGCGACACCTTGATCGATACCGTCCGCCGCGCGATCTACCAGGTGCGCAAGCAGTCGAAGCTGTCGGCCGACGCCACGGTGATGACCGAGCTGGACTGGATGAACATCGAGCTGGAGAAGGACAGCCAGAACCGCTACCTGTTCGCCAACCTGCAGGGCTTCGTGACCCCGATCCTGTGGGGCCGGCCGGTGGTCGCCTCGGACAGCATGGACGAAGGCGACGGCACCACCACCGGTGGCGAGTTCCTGGTCGCCAACTTCCAGCGCGGCGCCACGATCTATGACCGCATGAGCTTCCTGTTCAAGGTCGGCCTGATCAACGACGACTTCGTGAAGAACCAGCGCGTGTTGCTGGTGGAGGAGCGCCTGGGCCTGGCCAAGCGTCGCGTCGAGGCATTCGTGAAGGGCCGCTTCAAGCCGCAGGCGTGATAGCGAGCTGATCCCGAACGAGGCCGGCCTCGCGCCGGCCTCTCTCTTTCTGTACGGAGCAGGAAAATGAAGATCAAAGCCGAATGGGGCTTCCGCGGCGACGCCCCGAAGCTCAACGCCGAGTCGGCCGATGTGAAGGCTGGCGACGTGTTCGACGGCGTGGATCCGGAATACGGACACGCGCTGGTCGGCAAGGGCCTGGTGGTACAGGTCCACGAAGGTGCCGCACCCCAGGAGACGAAGCCGGCCAAGCCCAGCGAACTGAAGGCGGGCGAGGGCGACGGTGTGGGCGGAACTACCAGCACCGACGCAGTTCCAGGTGCAGGCGCACCGGTGGGCGATGGTGCTGCGTCCGGTGAAGCTGGCACGGCCGGCGCTGTTGCCGGCGCCGTGGCCGGCAGCCCGGCAATCGATCCGGTCGGCGCTGATGAAAGGGCGCTCTTGATCCAGCAGCTGGAGGCCGCCGGCGTCGAGTTCGATCGCCGCTGGGGGGCTGCTCGCCTGGCAGCGGTGCTGGCCGAAGCCCAGAACAAGGATCCCGAGTAATGGCGATCACCCTCGACCTTGAGCTTGTCCGCGAACAGTGCCGCGTTGTCGATGAAATCAGCGACGCACTCCTGCAGACGTACATCGCCGCGGCGCTCGTGCACGTAGAGATGCATTGCGATCGCCGTCTGGTTGAGGGTGAACCATCCAGTGAAGAGGAGATGGCGCTGACGGCGGACGTGCATCAGGCGGTTCTGTTGATGGTCGGCAGCTGGGCGGAGAACCGCAGTGCCCTGGGTGAGCTGACCTCGGAGATTGCCCTCGGGGTGTCTCGACTTCTTTGGTACAGGAAGCGATTCTGATGGCTACTTCAGCAGGCCAGCGCCGTCACCTGATCCGCTTCGAGCGCGCAGTCGACGTCCGCGATCCGCTAGGCGGGCCGCCCAAGAAGGAATGGCAGTTCGTCGCCGAGGCGTGGGCAAAGAAGACGAACCAACTCAGCGCGACGGCCGAGGCGGTCGCGGCGGGGGCGGAGCGATACCGCGAGCAGGTCCGGTGGGACATGCTCCCGCGACATGTCGAGCCCACTTGGCGCATTGTCGAGCGGGGCAAGCCTTATGCGATCAAGAGCATTGCACCGAGCAACGACGGTAGTGAGATGGCGATCATCGCCGTAGCGGGGTTGGGCAATGGCTGAGCAAGTGTCAATTCAGGGGCTGGATGGCCTGTTGCGCTCGCTGCGGGAGGCCCCCAAGGCCATCCAGGGCAGGGCGGTCCAGGCCGGCATGCGCAAGGGCGGCAATGTCATCCGGGACGATGCCAGACGCCGGGCGCCGAAAGCAACGGGCTTCATGGCGTCTCAGATCGTCACCCGCCGGGCCAACTCCAAGAGCCGACAGCGCGCAGGTGTGGGCCAAGGCGGCGAGTACTTCACCGTAGGCGTTAAGACGGGTCGCCGCCGCAAATACGCCAACACCAAGCGCAACCGGCGCCGTGGCCGCGTTGGGAAGGTCTACGAGGAGTCTGGGTGGGCCTATTACTGGCGGTTCGTGGAGTTCGGCACCAAGAACATGCGGGCGTCTCCGTTCCTCACACCCGCCGGTGAGACGAAAGGACCGGAAGCGGCACAGGTGATCATCAATGAGACCTGGGCGGCGCTCGACAAGCAGCTGAAAAAGGATGGCTGGCGATGATGGTTCCTTTGATCCAATCTCTGCTGGAGAACGATGCGGTCGTCCGGCAGGTGCTCGGCGACCCTGTCCGTCTGTTCCTGGGTAGTGCGCCTCAGAACACGCCGCTCCCCTACGCGACGTGGGAGGTGGTCAACGGCTCGCCAACGGCGATGCTGTCCGAGCCGTCGCCGGTTGACGGCTGGCGGGTGCGCATGACCGTATGGGGGGAGGTCCTCAGCCAAACCAACGCCGTTGGCGTCGCTATCCGCGACGTGGTGGAGCGCGTGGGCAGCATCGAGTCGTACAACCCGACGCCCGACAGCGACGGCACGGATTCGGTAGGGATTTCATTCGACGTGCGGCTTCTGCAACTGCGCTGATCCACACAACGGCAACCCACTGGCCCCGCAAGGGGCCTTTTTCATGCCCGGTGACGGGCGCAACACAAGGAAATCCCTATGGGACAGGTAATCAAGTCGAAGCACTCCCAGCTGTTCGTCGCCATCGGCGCGGCCGAGGTCATCAAGGTGACCCGCCTGCGTTCGGTCGGCTTCCCCGATGGCCAGGCATCGGAGATCGATATCTCCGACTACGACGACGACTGGGACCAGTTCGTCGCTGGCCGCAAGCAGACCGGCAGCACCAGCATCGAGATCATCTACGACAGCGTCGACCACGAGAAGCTCGAAGAGTTGCACGAGACCGGTGCCGTCGTGAACTGGCTGGTGACCGCGCCGAAGTCGGAAACTGAAGGAGCGGCGAAGCCGGTCGCAGTGGCCGGGAAGATCACCCCGCCCACTGACGTGCTGTCCAAGCAGTTCGACGGTTTCGTCCAGAACTTCGCGGTGACCAGCCAGGACAACGACGTCTGGAAGGCGACGATCACCATCCGCGGCTCCGGCGCCGTCACCACGCACCGCCCGACGCCGTAAGGCTGCGGCAACGGCGCCCACGCAGGCCCGCTCCGGCGGGCCATCTCTCTGACAGGGCGCGCGGATCCTCCGCGTGTTAGCCGTGCGCGGCCCGCGCGCTCTGTCGCCATTCGAGGAAACGGCCAATGAGCAAGACCAACGACACCCCCCA